TATAGATTGGGTACCTGAATCAGGGTTAATAAAACCTGCAGTGCTTTTTACTGTAACAGTACCTGAACCTGTCATAGTTGTAGTAGAAGCAATATCTGCTCCAAGAAATGTAATTGCACCTGAACCTACTTGAGAAGGAGAAACGTCTGTAGCAGATAAAGAAGAATTAAAAACTACAGGGGCATTAACACCATCAACACAAATAAGTTTTTCATTACCATCGAAATTAAATCTTTCAAAGTGGTACTTTGTTGCGTTAATTCTACCTGTATCTCTTTGTGTCCAATTCTCTGATACTACATTATTTTTTATATGCGATGCTGCAGTAGTGCTTGAGGTAGCTCTAGTAACCCCTGTAAAAGAGCTTGAGGTAACACCTGTGTAAGTAAATATTTCTGAGTTAATTTGCAATGTACCACTAGAAGAAAAACCTAAAGTACTATTAACACTAATTTGCCCTGAGCCTGTCATAGCTGTATTTGAAACAATACGAATTGTTAGTGTGGTAGAACTAGCAGAGTAAATTCTTTCTCCTCTAGCGGCCACTACTTTGTTTGCAAATAAAGTAACCATTAAAGGTTGTTCAGCAGTAGTATTTGTAATAGGGATTACGTGATTTACATATTTACTAAAGCCACTAATTCTACGATAGCCACCTGAAATGTCAGGTTCAAAATTTTCTAGTTCTATTGCCTCTCCCGGTTGCATAATAAAACTAGAACGGTTTAAAACTAAACCGCCCTCACAGTTAAATGCTGTTGGTTGTACTTGTGAGCTATCAGGCATTAACTAATAACTCCAGACATAAAACTAATAGAGCCACGTGGTCTAAGAACAACAGTTGACCTAACATACTCAAATTTATTAATAAGAAGACTTTGCATATTCTTAATGCCTTGCTCAAAACGTTCAAAGTTTAGTTGGTATTGATTTAATTCACCACGGTATTGATAAACATATGCAGTAGCACCATCTACTATTACAGGGGCAAATCTATCAGGGATACTTGTTATATCACCATGTGCTGACAAGTCAGAAGGAAAAGTATAATAATCAAAAGCTAGTGTGTAAGCTTTGTCTGGATAAGGGTGAAGGAGATAGTTATTATCAGGGGTGCGTACAATGCTTCTAGGTACGCCACCTTCTTCAAACTGTGTGACTGCAACATCATCTGCATGTATAGCAGCAGTAGTGCTATTAGCTCCACGTGTGCAGCCTGTAATATCATTGCCTGAGATTGCTGTATAAGACACCTGCTCACTACCTATATGTACCGTCCCTGCTGCAGCAAAACCTGTAGTTGAAGTAAGAGTTAATGTAGTTACACTGTTAGAATGAGAACCATTTAATGTGGTAGCAACAACATCGTCTTCTTGATCTGCAAGACCATTCTGAATATACTCGTTGTAGTTTAATGTTGTAAGACTGTTGCCTGATGCATTAAGGTCATCATCTTTTTTAATTCTTGCTGTACTATAATCTAAAGATTTAGTACTTGTAGGGAGAGCATATCTACTTTGCCCTGCTACCAGAGTAGAAGAGTTACTAGCATGGTTAAAAGAATAGCCAAACTCACGTTGATTAATGTAACGTATTGCTTCATTAACAGCATTTTTACATTGGGTCTGTACACCCCTAGAACTAGTAAAGGTACTAGAAGTAAGCTCTACTTCATTCATACGTGTAATAACACTATTGCTTAATGTAAGAAATGTAAGAGCCATTATGTTTCCTTAAGATGCACTAAAGGGGCCAGCGTATAGCCAGCCCCTAAAGTATTTATTTTAAGTTAAGCCAGCAGATCACGATCTACTTCAGAGGCTGAACCTGATTGCGTAATATCATCCATGATAATGCAAATTGCATACACACGAATAACACCACCAGTAATAGTACCACTAGATGCATCAATTTCTACATCAATAGTATCTGCTGCTGCAGTAAATACTGGTAGATTATCAGCACTTCCACTAGAAAGAACAGCAGTAGTATGATCACCAACAGATGCGCCATCATAGTCAAATGCTGCAGAGAAAATATCCACATCAGTTCCTGTGATACCCAAAAGCAATCCAGAGTCAGTAGTTGTACCCTCCATTGCAGTAATAACTTTGATACCTGCGTGAAGAATCATAGTATTAGTTGGAACAGCAATAGCTTGAATAATATCATTTGCTGCTAGAGCAGTGCCACCATTCTGCAGTACTGCATCTGCCATGTCAATATCGTTTTGCAATACGGTGATTGCACCACGAAGTTTCTTGTTACCCGTTCCAGCATTATTGGATGTGGAATCGGAGTTTGTACTCATTGTAATAGTTGCCATAACGTATTACCCCCTTACGCTGCGTTATAACGGGCAGTAACGATTGCTTCTGGACGAAGAATCTTACGACCGTATAGATGCATACCACGGACAATGTCAGCAAAGCTGTCAGGGTCACGATATGATTCTGTCTTATTGATTTGCTCTGCAGTTGCTACAGCAGAATCGTGTCCTGCCATAATAACACCAAAGTTAGTCAATTGGTTAGCTGTACCCGAAGTACCCGGTCCAGTACCTACCGCTGGCAGGTTAGAGGAAGAATACACACGGAAACCGTGGAAGTTGTTAATGGTCAAACCATTACGCAATCCGCCTGATTCACCGAAGTCTGCGTTCATGAAGCGTGAATCTTCATCAGCAAGAATTTCCATGAATACTGGATCAACTACCAACCAGCGACCTTGTGAGTCAACCTGTTGTTGATCAAGCAAACGTTTCATGCGAGCAATAACCATTGCTGGGGAAGCAGTAGCAGTTGGCAACGAGGTTGCACCGGGCATACGTGCTGTCAGCGGGATGGCATGGGTACCAGCAGAGGAAGTAGTAATATTGCCAAAGTCACCTTTATGCAGTTGCATAGAGGAAAGCAATTCGTTAGCACCTGCGGTAGTTACAGCTTTAGTACCATTAACAGATGTGTTAAGGGCATTAGCTTGGGCGTGTTGACTTGCCTGTGCGTAACCAGCCATGTAGCCAAGAACTTCTTGGTCATGGTTATCAGCAAGACGATAAGCAGCACGATTGGTTGCAAGGTCCATGAAATTGACGTGGCTGTGGGCCTCTTCAATGTCATCCATTTTGAAAGCAAAGTAATTAGCTTTGTCAATGGTGAGTGAGAAATCCTCATCGTCCAAATCTTGTGCAGTAACATTTGTACCACGTGAATATGAACTTACAGAAATTTCTGGTTCTTTAATAATTTGGACAGTATCACCCTGTGTTGAGATTTCTCCCATGTAGTCAGAGTTTGTGATATCGCCACAAACAGTACTCTTGCGGAAAGCAAGCTGTACTTTTTTTGAATAGATTACGGGGCTAAAATTACCATTTGGTAGATTTCCATATCCCGATGCTGATGCAAAAGCCATAATAGATCCTCCTATAAAGTTTAGGCTTTGTTGAGCTAAACATTATCTAAAGAGGCTGATTGTTTTCTAGGGTGCATACTATGATCAACTGGCCGGTCAATCTAAGCACGGGCCTATACTTAATACAGGTAGTCTTAGTTAGTTTGTTTAAGCTTTAGTGAGGGGGTTAGTACAGAAGGTAGACCTAATGGTGGCTTCTTATTACTAACCCCTAGTTATACTAACAAATTTATATTTGTCAAGTGTATATTAACGTGCATTACCAGATAAATCATAAATAAATTTACCTGATCTAATTGCAGCATTAATTTCTTTTTCTTGTTTCTCATACTCTGAGGCAGACATTTTTTCAATTTCAGATTCCATAAAGGAACCTTTTAAATCATTTGCAATTACTTGGTTTTTTTTACCTTTTTTAATTGCAGAAGCTGCAGCTTTACGCTTTGCTGAGTAATCACTTTTAGTTAAATTATTATCTATTTTATATAGATCAATAATCCTAATAACTGAATTTGAATCATTAGAGTTTTCATAGAGAGCATCTTGCACCCACTTAGGTTGAGCATCCACCCAATCGTGAAAGTCATCTGACTCTTTTAATTTATCAAAATCTGAATGTGCTTCACGAATTTCGTTCTCTGCAGAAACTCTAGAGATCTCTGCTTCTTTAGCGTCAAGTTCTTCAAAACGGCTTTCAGCTCGACTAAACATTTCTTTTGCTTTTTTGGTAGCAATTGTTTCTACTATACCAGCTACATCAGGAAATTGATTTGCCCATGCTTCAATGTCTTGATCTGATTTAGGTAAGACTACTGACTCCCCTTTAATACGTTTTTCAAGAGTTTCAAACTTGTCTTTCCACTCAGTTTCTTTTTCTGCTATGTGTCGCCTTAGATCACCGTAACGTTTTTTAAAAGATTTTTCTTCACGGCTAAGGTCTTTATCCTCAGTATCTTCTTTAGCAGCCTCTACTGCTACCTCTTCTTCCTCTTGGGGTTTACCCTCAAGTTCTTGGATTTCTTTTTCGTCTTCTTCAATCCGCCTACGGTTACGGTTATTGTGGTTAGGGTTTACGAACCCTACAGTCTTTGGTGTTTCTATAGTTTGTAGTTCAGGCATATTGTTTCCTTATGTTGGGGCCAGCCGTAGCTGGGTAGCCTTATTGTTATTTCTTCTTCTTTCGTCTTTGTACTAAGCCGCCCGTTTGATAAAGACCACCAGCGCCGCTGTATTCAGGGCTGCGGTCAAAACTGGCCTTTGGCGATGCACTCCCGGACGATTCGCCGCCGTTATTGTTTGATTCATCATTATTACTAATACCGTCCTTACCACTAAACGCTGGCCTTTTTGAAGGCCTTTGTGAACCAACTACACCTGCTTCTTGTGCTGCTTTAGTTTCATCAGCAGTAAAGCTTCTATAGGATTCGCCATCTTTTGTAATAGTTGTACCTAAACCTTTATACCGCTCTTCGTCACTAAAGCTTTCGTCTATTTGATAGCTTTTTGCAGTAGGATCCCATACTTGACCCATAGGAGCATTTTTTTGCATTTGTTTATTAAATTGCTTACCCGTTTTAAATACTAGATTGCCATCAAGATCTTTAGCATTTCTACCTAAAGCAAAATCAATTTGAGTTGCATTAATTTGTCTTGCAAAAGCATCCCCATTATAAAATTCGTTAGGAAGTCTATCTAGTTTGTTTGCTTTTCTATATGCTGCTAATTCTGTTTTTAAAGAGTTGTAGGCAGCTAGGTCTTCTTGGTTAGGTTTGTATGTTTCATCCCCTTTCATAGACTCTTCAAGAGCAATTACTGTTCCCGCTACTTGAGCATAGTTAGAAGCTTTAATTACTGGATCTATTATACCAAACATAGGACTAAGAGTACTTAAACCCTCTGATAAAAAAGAACCTGTTTCACCACCTTTTAAAACATTGGAAGCATTTGCTATGATTTGTGAAGTTGTGCCATCAAACTCAAACTTATCCATCCAAGCGTTAGAATCACTTACAACGTCTGTACCCCCACCTTCTTCTTTAATTTTAACCTCGTCGGTTTTAGGTGTTTCCGGTGTAGGAGTAAGATCACCTTTTTGACCTTCAGGTACAAAATCTTGATAACCAGCCATGACTTTAAAATTAGGTGGTATTACAACACCTCTAGGATACAAAACACCATTAATAAAAGTAAAGTACATTATATCCCCAGAATTATTTTCATAGGGAATAGAAGTCATACCTTTACTTGCACCTTGATTAGAACCGCCATAAGAATTTGAAAGAGGTCTAAAGTTAGGATTTACTTCTTTAGTACTAACATCACCTCCAAGGCGATACGCTGCCATAGTAGTACTTGCAAGGCCACCTTTATTCATTCTAGCAATAGGTTTAGGTTTTAAATTAGGTAAATTTTTAGGTTGTTCTTTATTTAATTCTTCTTTTAGAATTGCCATTAACTCTTGTTCAGAAATTTCTCCGTCAGAAGGTTGTGCATTAATAGGTTCACCACCTATTCTACCATCTGCATCCATCTGTTGCAAGCCCATTTTTGCTTCTGCACGTAGATCTTCAAAGTATTTTACCCCAAAGAAACGAACAACATCAGCAGGTACAACGTACTCACCTTCGGATAAACGTGCAGGGATATCATCACGTACTTCTACAGGTAGAGAACCGGGGGGTACATCATTACCTGATACTGGGTCTACTGTCTCTGCAACACCACCTAGTGCAAAACTCATTTCCATTTGGTCTTTCATTGCTACCCCTCCTTGGGCAAACTTTGCATTTCTGTTAAATTTTTCTAAAGGATTAAACTCTGCGTCTTTATATCTAATAACAGCAGAACTGTTTACGCCACCACCTTCAGGTCTATCTACTAGCATAGCATAGCTAATGTTTCTTTTATCTTCTACATTATTAATATAAGGAACATGAGTATAACCTTGTTC